TCTCGGCCCGCTGCGCGTTGTCGCGCTCGAAGAGACCAAGATGCCTCGCCGCAAGATTGAGGCAGGCGACTTTATCGCCCCACTTCGGCGCGTCTTCTGGCGCGCTAAATGCGCCCTGAGCAACGTGTTCGGCCCACCGCTCGACGCTCAGCTCGGCCTTCGCCAGCGCTGGCGCGCGTAATTCGGCAATTCGTAGTGAAACCTTAGCATGGTGCACGAGCCTAGATGCCGCCACGTTGATGGCCGCATCGCTCATTTCCTCTGCGTCGTAAGCCTTGCGATAGGCCGCTGTGGCATTGGAGCCTTTCGCGACCTCAACGGCAAACGCTTCCTGTTTGGCAGTGAGCGCCATCAGCCGGTCCTACGGGACGGTATGCACCACATTTCGTCAAAGGCGGCTAGCTGGCTACGCCACCACTCCGTTTCGCGGGCGCAGGCGCGCCCACAATCCATCCAATACTGGCCCGAGGCGGCGGTTGCGCCATTCCCCGGCGGAAAGCGCGATTTGGCCTCCGTAGTCCACTTACGCCAAGAATCGTCAATCAAGCGCCGTAAGAGGGCGATTTGTGCCTGCTTGTCTTCGCCGATCGTGGGGTTGGAAATGCCATTGGCTGAGCTCATCTCTTGCTCCGGTTGATAAGTCCGCGCTTGGGCTTGGCGAACTTACGCCCTTTGTCGGCGGCGATGAAGTCCTTTCCAACCTTCCGTGGGATACCAAGGGTCGATTTGCCGGAGGCCGCGGCTTCCATGGCGCGATGCTGGCGTGCAGTTAGAGATGGCATGTCTCACGCCCGCGGCAGATCGGTGGCGTCGGCAAGCCACATCTCGGCGACGTGCAGATCGGATAGCCGCACCAAGCGATCGACGGCTTGCGGTAACTCTGTGCTGTTCGCCGTCTCAACATCTTCAACCACGGTTTCGCTGCCGCGCCAGATGATCGAGGCCGCTAGTTTCACCGCGCCATCGGCCATAACCGCAAGCTGATACCGGCCGCCGAGTTTCGCAAACCGTCTGGCCAGCAGCTCGACCTCCGCGCCGCGCTCGATTTGCGCCACGCTGCGCCGGCCATCAGGGTAGGTGCGCAGAAACGGAATCACGGCCTACCGCAGCTTATGCGGCTCGCGCTTCGCCTTCGCGTGTTCGGCATGCATCCGGTCGATCACCGGCTGATGCTCCGGCGCTTCCATGTCAGCGTTGTGTTCTTCGTGCAGATCGGCGTTTTCATCGACCTTTTCCATCTTCTTCGTCATCTGATTGTCCTCTCGTTCAACGGTTGATCAGCCCTTTGCCGATCGAAGGAAACTTGCGGTGTACAGCCGCACGCACTTGAGCCTTGACCGCCGGCGACTTGTTCGCCACACGGGCCAACGCGTTTCGTGCGTGGGAGGCATTTGGGATGGGAAATGAGCGATGCGGCCCCGCAAAATCGCTTTTGGGAAGCGCCTTGCGGCCGCGGCTGGTGAGTTTGGCCATGGCTTAATACTTCTGCTGTGTACCAGTCGCCATCATGGGCTTTGCCGGCGAGGCCGAAGCGCCGCCGTCGAACCCGGCCTGAAACGCATCGGACCCGCTCTCGCCGTTCTCGGTCTCGGCATCCTGTTTGAGGATGTCCATCGTGAGCTTCAGCGCGGCGCCGATGCTGTCGGCGGCCTGGCCTTCCGGCTCACCCTCGCCGCCCTCACCCTCATCACCCCCGCCAGCGGCTACCGTTTCGTCGCCCTCATCGGCCGAACCCTCGTCGTCACCCTCGGCACCGTCGTCCTCCGGCTCGTCGCCGGAGTAGACCGTGTAAGTGCCGTCGCTGGCCTTGCAGATCGTCACCAGGACGGTGCTACCTTCGTCTTCGCCCGTATCGTCATCGGGCGCGGCATCGGGGGCGACGGTGCCGTCCGTATCGTCGGGTGTCGGCGCGTCAGCGGCGGGATCGGTCATGGTGATTTTCCTCGTGATTCTCGAATCTGTGGTTGGATCAGCCCAATAAGCCCATCGACGGCTCGGGGTTTGAATAGGCCGGGAGTATCTGTGGCGGTTTCTCGAACTCTGACCTGATTTGAGCGACGATCTCGGCGAGTCCCCCAAATGCGTCGCAATTACTTACCAGCAGCCCGCTTGCCTGATAGCAGGCGTTCTTTTCTACGGTTAGGTCGTAAACCAACCTGGCGCCCCCGTCTGATGGCGCGTGCTTCCCATTTACAACGCTTGTGGCAGAACTTGGAGCGCTTAGGATAAGGCGTACAGTAAGATTGACCACACCGATCGCAATTGCGCTCAGTCCACTTACGATTCTTCCAAGTATTCTTGCCGTGGCCTTTGTGCCATTTCCGCCCTTCTGGACTGCGGTGCCATTCGGCTGCGCGCCGCAAAGCGGTCCCGCTTGGTGGATGTAGCGTTCCGTCTTTGAGGCGTTCTTTTGCGTGCTCTCGTTGGTGTTCTGGGCGATTAACGCACCGTAAGTTCGAAATATCGTTGTTAAAGGGGTTGCCGTCGGCGTGGTGGATGTCGAAGCCGTGTGGAATGGTGCCGTTCGCATCTTCCCAGATGGCCCGATGAAGGTTCGATGGTCCCTTAGAGCCCCATACGTTGCGTCGATAATAGCGCCCCGAAAGCTTATATGTCTTGCCCTTGAATACAATCCGATCAGGCGGCATTGCCACTCCTTACCGCTATAGATACGGTCACGGCGCCCCAAAGCATCCGCCCTAACAAATCCTCTTTGCGTTAAGATTTTGTGCTCCGGGGTGCAGATCAACGCGGTATTCTTGGTCTTAATCTCTATCAAGGCCGCCGCCACCTTAACCGGTCCAGCCGCGATGACTCTTGAATATCCGGCCGGCGTCCAAACCATATCATTTATTTGGACGGCCTCGATTGGCAGATCGCCCTGCGCGGTTTTAACCATCGACCCGGCGACAAGGCAGGCGTGCGAATGCTGATCGTGCGTCGGCGTCGAGGCCTCCCCCGTCGTGGTCGGGATGTTGCGCTTGTACCGCTTCAAGCACTCGATCAATCGGGCTCCCCCGAAATAGCCCGTCGCCACCTTGCGTTCCGTGTTGTCGATATAGCAGGACGGGAACATCATCCGCGCGGCCCGGATACGTGCCTCGGGGTCGCTCTTCGGGATGATCTTGACCTTGCGGCCCAAGCCTTCCATGGTTTTCTTCGCGTTGGTGCCGGAGGTCGGATGATGCTGCATCGCGTCGTGCGGCATCCAGTCGAACCCCCAGCGATAGCGCAAGCCCTCGAGTTCGCCGATCAGCTCGTCGTACCGCCGGCCGCTGTCCTCGCGATAGTTGATGATGTTAATCGCGGACGGATGCGGCTTCTGCACCATGATGATCGACATGGCGTCGTTCCAGCCGAGGTCCCAGACGGTGTGAACCGGCAGTTTTGGGTCGTAGGGGGTCGGCCGGATGCGGGCGGCCTCGACCATCTCCACAACCTCGCGGGCATAAATGGCGCCCGCGACTACTGTGCGCGGCTTGCCTTCCCAGATGTTCTCGTAGTCCTGGGGCGAATTTTTGAGGCAGTGCAACCGCAGATTGTTGGAGAACTCCGATAGCCAGTTATTGTCCTGCCAACCCATCTTGACGATCTTCGCGCCGGGAGGCGGATTCACCATGAAGAATTGCCAGACGGCGTCACTCTCCATGCCGGGATTGAACTCAGCCCACACTTCGCAATTCGGCTCGCGCATCGTCGGCAAGAGAATATCAAGGCTGCGCTTCGAGACCGTCTGCGCCTCGAATATCACGACGATGTCCAGTCGCTCGAAGGACTTGACAGATTCAACCGTATGCCCCAACAGGCCGGTATAGAAAATGCGTGTGCCGTTTTTCCCGACAATATCGGTTTCAGAAGCTTTATAAAAGCTGCCCATCTCATATTTTTCAATGAGATCACAAAGCAACTGGTGGACAGAATCCGCAATAGATTTCTGAATTTCTCTCGCGCAAAGAATGCGTAAAGGCTGATCGGCCCCGAGGATCAGAAGCGCTCGACAAAAGCTGTGGGTTTTGATGGCGTCACGGCCACCGTACAGAACCTTAAACGGATGCATATCAAGCAGAAAGCTTACTTTCTGCTTGAGTTCTATTTTGACTTGGCGCGAAGCCGCTGCGGTCGTCGGGTGAGGCTTCGGGGCGGCTGTTTCTATCACCTTGGCGCAGCCTTGGGCGGCCCGGCTCTGTCCGCTATTTTCAGGTTGATCCAGCGCTGCGCGCGAAAGCTGCGCCAAGGTGTTCGGCTGTGATGAGAGTGCGGCAAACACATATCGCCCGCGAGGGTATCAGCACATTACCGAGCCGCGCGCACAACATGCACGAAGAAAATAGCGATGCGCGTCACAAAACGCGGGATAAGTTCCCGTACTCATTGGCCGCGCGGCTTTCTGACCAGTCGCCGCTGTCTGAGTGCTGCGTCTGCGGCGCGCGGCTTGATCTCGATCGAATCCCCACGCCGGAGGTGCCCGTGAATCTTCTTGACTGCGGCACCGTGCCAGCGCTCGGCCGTGGTGCGGCTGACGCGGCTGCATCGGTCGCCGATTGTGACCCACGAGAAATCGAACGCGCGTAGCGTCACGATGCGCAACTCGCGGTGGTCGAGCCAGGTCAGCCAATCGAGCGCCTCATCCATCCGGTCAATCTCTTCGCCGCTCGGTATGGGGCGTCCCGGCCGCAGCGCCTCAAACGCCGGGCCACCGGTGCCTTTCCGCACTGCCTCAATCGCGTTAATCCAGACCTCAAGTGGATCACGCAACGTTTCCG